CCTAAAGGGTCTATGATTCTACCGCCAGTTTGAGCAATTTTTGCGCCTTGCCCTACTTTTTCCATCGCCGTAGACAACCCCGGCACTCTTGCGCCTTTATTAGCTACTTTAGCCAAACCTCCAGTAAGGGCCGCAACACGACCCACACCCATAGCTCCACCAGTGACCGCCATTGATAAGTCGCCAAGTATGCTCACAGGGTCAGCCATTAAAGCTCTTTTAAAACCTTCAGTACCAGAACCGTATTTATCGGTGTACATTTTTGCAACGGCTCTAGCTTTTTTAGCGTCTTGAGGGTTATCTGTTACCCCGGCTAGAGTTAAAGCTCCGTTGACAATATCTACCATAGTCCCGCCTGTCTCTATAGGGTGACTTATAGCGTTCCACATATCGCCAGCAAATTTTGCGGCGCTACTACCGCTATTAGAAAAAGCTCCTGCTATTACGTCGCTCCACGGTATAGGCTCCGAAGAAGCAAAAAGGTCTTTGGCTCCTGAAGTATAGGCTTGGCTGAGTAAATCTTTTGGAGGCATTAAGGTGTCCTCGGTTTAGCTAAGTCGGTTAATCTTTGCAATACTTCTTTACGACTTAATCGGTGTATTCTCATTGTGTGTGCAATGTCAGCTTCGGTTGTTCCGGGGGGTATAACGTATTTTGTGTTTCCTTGCTCATCAAAACCTAAAACTTGCCGAACAGAAAGTCTGCGAGCTTTTTCAGCAGTTATCACTCCCTTTCTTACAAGGTCTGAAAGTTCTTCAGGCGACCCATGAACCATGTCCTTATATAAATTTTGGACACGTTTTAAATTGTCAATAACAATACTTCTGCGTTGACCAGCGTCAAGAATACCTAGTAAACCCATCATTATTTGTTGTTGTGCAACAGGTATTTGACCTAAAGCTCCGCCTGTTTCAGACGCGGATTTCATAGACATAATTTGTTCTATACTAATATTACCCTTTATACTTTTTACTAAATCTTGTATAGCTTTAGCGTCTCCCAAAGCCGGACTAATATCGTCTAGATTTATTATCCCAAAAATGTCTGCGCTAATACCTGTAGCTAAGAAATTTTCTTTAGCCAATTCTAAAGCGCGACCCGTATCTTGAATTACTGTTCCACCTATTCGCTTAGTGTTTGCTCTATTCTTCTTTAATTTACGGTCTGTTTTTTCTTTACTTCGTTCTGCTTTTAATTCATTTAATTCTAACGTGCCTCTTCTAATCTGTATTTCTAAATCTTTTTGTGCCTTTCTCTTTTGCGCTATATCGGCTTTGCCCCCCGGGATAATCCTTGTCTGTTGAATATTTCTAATAGGGGTAGCCTCGGCGTTGTTGTTTACCAAGTTTGCAGGGACAATTTCACCTGTAGCTGTATCTTTATAAGAGAATACGTTACCTTGGTCATCCATTTCTGCGGGTTGGAATCTGGTCAAATCTGGAGAAGTAGATTCAACCGCTCCTCGTGGAGAAGTGTTTTGCATCTGTAACATCTCCGAATTAGAGAGACTACCTAGCGCACCGCCTGTCTGAGATTGCCCTACAGGTACTTGACCTAGCGCACCGCCTGTCTGAGATTGCCCTACAGGTACTTGACCTAGCGCACCGCCTGTCTGAGAAGGATCAGGCATTGAACGCAGAGGAGGCGCAGAATTTGCTCCAGCGTTGTTGCCCATTAATGCTGTGGGGATAATTTCACCCGTAACTTTATCCCTGTAAGAAAATACGTTACCTTGATCGTCCATTTGTTCAGGAGCAAATCTGGTGAGGTCTATTTCAGAAGACACTGGGTTAGCAGGAGTTTTTTTCTTGTTAAAATCACGAGCAGGTACGTCGGGTGTTTTTTCCTGACTTCTCCAAAAAGGGTCACTAGGATCAAGAGCTTTAAGATTACCCGGAACGATGCCTGTAGGAGCCATCTTTTGTCTCAATGCCCAGTCAGTAAAACTTCCTTCATAGCCCTGTTTTTCTACAGCAAATTTATACAATCTTAACTGAGCCGGGTCTTGGCTGGCTTTTTTAATTGCCGCCACTATTTTAGCGTCAGCTAATGTTTTAGCCACTTTAGCGGCGTATTCTCGTTCTTCGTCTCGTGTAAGTATGGCGTTCTGGTTTTTAATCCTATTCGACATAAGTGCAAGATTACGATCATCTAGTCTATTTTCATTAATTAATAACGCCCGTTGTATGGATTCACTTTCAGGAAATCTCTCTAACAATGCTTTAAGACTTTTTGATCTACCGAAAGCCGCTCCGCTGTTAGGGTCTATACGCGCTCTTGTTTCAGGAACGCCAATCATCTTGCCTGTGTCATCAGTAAAACCTGTCACTTTCGATGTTATCCCCTTTATAGGATCATAACTAAAAGTTTCGTCTAAACTTGTCTCTCCTTCGCCTTCCATCATTCCATCATTAAAAGATGCGTAAGGCACGGACTGTTCTTTTACCGCATCTATCATTTTAGTTTTGTTTTTGCCGCCTTCCATTAAAGCCTTAGACAAGTCTCTACGTCTTTCTCCCGCTTTTCCCATTGTGTAGGCTCTAACAAGAGTGTTGGCAAGAGATGCAAGACCTCCAAGGTGTGTTCCAGTATTAGCTTTAGCCGCTTGTTGTTGTAAATTAGCAAAAAAAGCTGTCATCTTTGGGTCTTGTCTTAAATATTCTTCAATACGATTAATAGCCATTATTGTCTCTTTCCAAAATTATATCCTGCATAAGCATTGGCTCCAGCACCTAATAAATCATACAAGCCTCGCGTATTAGCCCTGTTAGTAGCCAACTGCTGATTGTAAGTGTTCATATTACCCATATTTTGAGCTTGAGCATTAGCCGCCTGCATACCAGCAAAGTTAGGAGCCGCGATAGAGCCTTGAGGCGTTCCAATAAAATTAGGACTGACAGGTTGCGAGCCACTCATAAATGTAGACATCTCTGACATTGGCATATTGCGCTGATTGATGGCCTCGTTAATCGCTTGATTTCTAGCATTAACATCTAAGCCATAACGCTGTGCCATCTCGTTTCCAGCCGCCGCGTCTGCCGCCAAATAGAAGTCATTGTTCTGACGATTAATGTCGTCTATAGCAGAATTGTAAGCCTCAGAGCCTACGGTAAATCCTTGATTGGCTAAAGATGTCTCTCTCGCCGCTCTGTCTCTGTCCATTTGCGCTTGGTTTCTTGAAATAATGTTAGCCCTTGCCGCTGATCGACTGTTTTCGTCTAAAGTAGGCGCGGCCCCAAATTGACTGTAGTCAAACGGCGTTGAGTATGTGTCTCTAACATTGGCTAACTGAGATTCGCCAAAGTCAGCGTAGCCCTGCTTCATTCTATTCTGACTGTCAAATAAAGCCTTTTGTTCTGGTGAGTAACTTTGTGTCACGCCAAACTGCTCAATGCCGTCAATAGTTTCGCCTGTCGGCGCAAATACGCTAGAGCCTTGAGGCGTGTATTGATTAATCATATTTAAGGCGCGTGTCTTTTCAGCGGCCTCTTGGTTATATTCGGCTTGTTGTCCGGCTGTCTGACCAGCGTTAATAATTACTGGTGCGGGTGGGGCTGGATCATCTTCGCAAGTGCAACCCATTTTATTTCTCCTCGACTTTGTAAATAAAAGAACTTCCCATTAATTCCATGTCCCTCGCAAAAAATTTGTTCTTACGCTCTGCGTCACTTGTAGAATGAACAGCTAGAACTAAATCTTTGCCTGCGTGTTTGGCAAACTGTTGCAACGACTTCTTCATCTTAGCCGCCGCGTCACTAACTCTGTGGTCTGGGTGTACATAAAACCAGCTATCTCCTAAAAACACCTCGTCCGTAAACCAAGGCGACTGTGGACTGACCCCTGCCGATGCAACAATAGTAGCATCTTTCTCTGCAACAATACAGCCCCCCATTCCAGTAATCCGTCTAATTTCGTCAACAGTACCAGAAACACTGACTTCTCTGCTAGTGTTTTCTTTTGCCATTTCCATTAACAGCCAAAAAATGTCGTTTGTGTCTTCGTTCGTTGCGGGTCTGATGTCCACTACAGTTGCCCCCCAAGTTGATACGTAAAGTTAGTCGCAATCCACGAAGGTCTGGCAGTCGCAGTGTTAATGCGGATTCTAAGTGACGCTGAACGCCCTTTTCCGCGCACTCCACGCCATCCTCTGTAGACTTGGCCGTCAGTACCCCAGATACCGACACCCCACTTAGAAACGCCCCACAATCCACTACGAGTAGGACTGGCAGATGCAATTCCAGTCGGGGTCTTAACTTGAAAGTCTAAATTAAGATCAATGGCCGCGTTTGGGTTCCCGTCACTTTCAAATATAGGCTCTACAAGTTTAAATGCTTTGTTGCTTTGGCTACTCTTAAAGTACGAAAACGCCTGTAATGCGTCAGCCTCAATAACTGTGCCGCTGTCGCTTGTGCCATCGTCAAATTTAACAACTTTACCAGCAGAAGTTCCAAAATACATATCGTCGTCTAACATACCAAAACAAACTGCGTTCATTCCTGTAAATTGACAAGGCGCACCCGTAATAGTGTTAAATACGTATTGGTGGCTTGTCGTTGACGACTGCATAATATTAAAAATCAACATAGTGGCTTTTGGGTACAAAATAGGTTGCCAACCAAAAATGTCGCCGTAAGAACGAACGGCAGTGTTTACTGCTTGCGATATTTGGTCAGAGAGAGCCACCAGACGCGACTGTGAACGATCCATAGACAATATGCCACTGAGAGGCACAAAGCCGTCCTGCGTCATTAAAATAATGTCTGAGCCAGCTTTTACGATACATCTGCGTCCGATTGGCTTACCAATAGCAAAGACACCGACAAGTTGCCAAGTTGCAGTCGCGGCAGGGTCAGTTCCGCTGTAAACAATCGCCTCACCTTCAGAAGTCAGAAATACGGCAACGTCATCTGCGCCAGAACCCGAATCTCTAGTCCACGTACCCATTGCCATGATAAAACCACCCTTAGTGGCTATCCCTGCCAACGGGAACTCAGTTGCCGCTCCAGACACACTGTTCACGCCTAAATAATACGCCGAAAGGCTGTCTTTCTCTCCAACCCACAACCGCCTCTGGTGTAGATTGCCCCAAATAAGGTTTGCGGCTGTCATTCCAGAGCAAGTTATTGCAGTCGTTGCCCAACTGCTACCATTATAGAGCAATGGCGTGTCTGTCCCGTTAAATAGCCTGACAAACTGACCGCCAGCAGTTCCCATATTTACAAACTGCCAACGGTTGTTGGAATGTCCAGAACTTACAGCAGAACCAACCGCACCGCTTGCGGTTACGTCATAAATTGAGTTGTTCGCCGCCGCAAATAATTTTCCACTTCCTGTTGTCGGCGTGTATGTTATTAAACTTTCAACTGCGCCTGTCATTCCAGTAACGTGGTCAGTGCTACCGCGCCTGACAGTAATTTTGTCAGTTTCGGGGAACCAATTAACAAGTTTAATTGCATGGTCAACAGGCATATCAGCCAAACTTTCGCGAGTGTCCCACCCCTTAGTCGGTGGAGGAAGTGCTGACGAAGTTGAAGCCACTTACAAATCCTCCCCTGTAGCAGACCTAGATGCCTTTGGCTCTCCAGTAAAGTGTCTTGAATTTTGTGAAAATATGTCTCCAGTAGTGAGAATGTTTGCACTTGTCTCGTCTGCGGAAACCAAAATATTAAATTGATCCATATACTGCCTTGCGGCGTTTGCACTTGGCTGGCCTTCTGCGTCTAGCCATTCAAAAATAGTGCCGTAGATTATTAGCTCTTCGCTTAACACAGAATAATCTGTGTCAATCGTCATTTCAGTCTTAACTGAATTGTCTGCCTTTCGCGCCCATTGCGTACTAACATATTCAAAGGCGCAAGTTGAGCCATTTGCAATAGCAGGAGAGGTCAATATGTCGCCACCTCTGTAGCGGTATTTTTTGGCTTGGCTAGAATAAGACTGAACTTTTAGTCCTTGCCATTCGACAGGGCTTACAGGGCCAGATATTAAATTGTTTGTTGATCTGTCCCAAAACGTCTCTGGAATTATACGATCAAAGTCAGACGGCAACGATGCCGCCGCGATTAAAGTTTCTGTGCCTCCAGCGGTCACAGTCTTTTCTTTTGTCAGAATATTCCAAGCAAAAGATTTTTGTAATCTGTTTCCGACTTTATTAATTAACCGCAAAATATTTTGCGCGGCGGGGTCAGTGTTTGTTGCTATGGTCTCTGGGCGTGGGCCTTTCGTCTCATCTGCAACGGCATTAGCTATTGTTAATAATGTCATTGTAAATTCCTAAGAATGACCGGGGGTTTTTACGCCCCCAGTAATCCTAAATAGACTTATGCTGTTCCACTTACACGAACGGCTTGTCGCTCGTCTATGCACTTAACACCATACAGTACGTCAAGTCTCCAAGTAGATTTGTCGTTTGTGCCGTCATACACAGGAATGACGCGAACGTTAGTTCCCTTGTAAGATTGGCGAGAAACGTCAACTGCGCCCGGAGGTGACACAAGAGGAACACTTACTAATGCAAAAGCATTTCGAGTGAACATCATGTTCATGTCGTAACCTGTACCGCCAGTACCTTTAACCGTAATATTAGCGTTGTCTGCTGGCACTGCTGAAGCAGTTTGATGCGCTCCAGAAGTAATGATAGCAGGGCTAATTGTTAGAGTTGCTGGACCTGTAGAAGAACCAGAGTTAGCGTCAGCCGTAACCGTAAACTCTTTCAAGTGTGAGAGAGTTGCCTTAGTCACTGGGTTCACAGCATACACGTCAGCTATTGTGATAACGTCACCAGCCTTCAAGATACCTGTCTGACTGTTAGTCCAGCCGTCAGTTACCAAGCTCTGAGTGTTTGTATCTTTAGATGCCGCGTAAGTTACGTTCTGACTTGCGCCGTTAATCTTAGGCGTTCCAGTAGCAATTCCAACAGTGTGAGTTGGGACGTTTTGAGACATAAAGGTCTCAACACCGCCAATGCTACCCAACGCGCCACGAGAGTAAGCCTCTCCGACTAATCTGTCATTAGTCAAAGTGGTTTGCGCTCCGATTAACGCCCAATGATCAATGGGAGAAAGAACCGCAGACCGACCGTCTTGAGGAACAGCGTTCTGATCCAAACGGCGTGGGCCGTGAGAAAAGTCACTGTTGCTGTTGATAGTCTGTCCAGCAGTTCCAACCCAGTTACTAACGTCTTTGTACAGTGCCATTAGGTCTGCATCAATTTGGTTAGCGAGTTGGATCATTGCAGGCTTAATTACCCGACTGGATAACTCTTTAATGTCAAGAGTAAGTTCCTGAGACGTAAACTCAAAGTCAATACCTTTGCGCTTGTCAACAGAAAGCGTGAACTCGCCCTCTGTAACGTCTTGCGCACTTTGAACCGCGCCGTCACGAACTGTGAAATCCATTGGACGCTTGACGTTGACAGAACTGCCAACTTCGTAGCCGTTTACAGATTTCGAGAACTCTTCTTCGTAGCCCCTAAAGACGGATTTAGCCATCACTAGGTTGTTGTCAAGCTGAAGTACCGCCGCTTTAGCGATAATATCAGCAGTTAATGTAGTATTAGCCATTATGGCCTCCTAAAAGTTTTTACATTTATGACAACTTCAAATGCTTAGACAATTCTGCCATTGACATAGAATCTGGGTCAGATGATCCAGAACTTTTGCCTTTTGACTTCATAGCGGAAACTGGTTTAGCTTTTTTAGTTGTCGCTGATTTAGATGCTGACTTCATCTTGGCTCGCGACTGATCGTACAACATTGCTTTTCGAGCCATGTCAGTCATGTCGGGATTTTGATCCCACCTGTCTGCCACGGCTTGATCCCAACCGTAAGTCTTCATGACGTAATCGACCAACTTTGGCGCGACCTTCGTCTCAAAGTCTTTGACTTTAGCGTTCAACTGTTTTCGGCCTTCCTCGCTTCGACGTACAGTGTCGGACTGCTTCGCTTCGTTGAGGGCGTTTTCCTGTTGATCTACTAAGGACACAATGTTTTGAAATTCAGCCTGCTTCTGTGCCAGTGAGTCAGAGTAGAGCCTCGCTTGGTCTGGATTAGACTGCCAAAGCTCTTGCATATTGACTTGTTGAAGTTGCTGAATGTCGTTTCTCAGTTGCAAACCTACTGAATAAGTTTGTAGTGCTTCGCCATTTAGTTCCATTAACTTCTCCACATTTTCTCTTTGTGTGGCTAAAGTCTTTGAGACTTCGGTATTGGCTTGCGATTTTTTAGTGTAGTCTGCCCAGATGTCAGACGTAAACTTGTCGATAGTTCCGACGAGTTCTTCTGGCACTGAAGACTTATCTAATTCTAAAGTATTTCCACCAAAATTAAACGCTACCTTTTCGTTCTCTTCCGGGGTGTCATCCACAGCCTCATCTTCGTCCTCAATTTCAGATTCGTCCTCGTCAGGTTCATCTTCAACTTCAGTCTCAGTTTCAACCGTTTCTTCGTCTTCAACCTCCTCTGCCTCGTCGGGTGCTTGAGTGTCGGCCTCTTCAGCCTTCTCATCTTCAACGATGCTTGAGTTATCCTCAAAATAATCCTCTGCCTCCTTGCTACTTACAACGCCAACTTCTTCAGCCGCGTAGATATTCTTAGCAACAGCAGGGGGTGTTTCTTGGGCAACTTCGACGCTATTATCGACTATTGCGGTGTCAGACATTTTTAACTCCTTCACTTCACTTGTTTATTTCTATATCACCATTAATATAGAAAGTCATTAATTAATAACCGGGTCTTGGCTTCTTGCGTTTTGTGGGTCTTTTTTTTCCGTATGTATTCATTTTATTTACCTACTTTCTTTAAAGCTAGTTTGTGTGATTTAGTAAAAGTCGATCCCTTTTCCATTTCTTTTTTCATAAAGTTCATATGTTTTTTAGTGTGATGTGCTGAGTGCCTACTTAAAGTATTTTTTTGTCTTTTAGTTAAAGCCATTTTTAATACCAATCTCCAGCAGTATCAACTCCAGCGTCAAAAGTTTCGTCACCGCCGTATGCGCCGCCCATTCCGTCTCCACCGCCCATACCTCCTCCGCCGCCGCCTTCATCATACCAAAGCCCTGCGTCTCCGTCTATTCCCGGTGGTGCTAAAGGTGTTGAAGTAACAGGAACTACGCTTTGAGGGCCAATCACAGGATCCCCGTCCCAATCTGAGCCTGTATCAACTCCTGTGTATGCGTCTACAAATCGCTTAGTATCTCTATTATAAAATTGACCAGCCGCAGTGTTACTTGATCTTCTACCCGGCCCCTGCAATGGCGAACTAAAGGCTTGATCTGGTCTGGTTGGATCAGTGTACGAACCATAATCTGAATTATTCACTATAATAGAAGGCGGTGGTCTTACGCCGCCTCCAGCCTCCGCATCATCTGCGGCTAATTCGTACCAATTTCTTCTCAATCCAGCTACTTCTTCTTCAATATCTTTTGCTTGGTCTTCAGCTTCTTGTCCACCTAGAAAGCTAGGAATAAAATCTCTTACTGCGCTAGTAGTCCAATCCTGACCCATAGGCCCAGTGGCTTGTATGCCCGTAGCCTGTAGTCCTTCGTCTGCCTTGTTGCTTTGGTTATAGCTATCAATACCTGATCCTATTGCGCCAAGTGCCAATCCAGCAGGAGTAAACATTCCAGTACCAGTGCCAAATTTAAGTAAACTTGCGGCAGTGCTACCGGGAGAGCGTGTAACGTGGCCTGCAAAATCACCTTTCATTAACTCAGGAGTAACGCCGGGTATATTACTTATTAATGATTTGGTTATTGATTTTTCTGCCATTTTCTTCTCCTATAGTAATCGTATTATAGCGGCCATGTCTTGCTCGTCTTGCATCATGCGTTTGTGTGCGTAATATGCCGTCATAACTGTAACCAATTCTTGCTCGTCCTTCATTAAGTCGGAAGCGAGAGATCGTTTTGCAATCTCAACTGCTTCCTCGAAGTGCTTATCGACGGGCTTGCTCTTTAAAGTCTTAATCGCCGCCTGCACTTCTTTCTTTGGAGCCTTCTTTGCCTTATCTACGTCAGGCCCATAATCTGTCGCCCAGTTAGGGTTCCAAGAGGTTCCACCAGACGCGGTGACACCTGTCGCTTCAGCACCCCACTTGGCTACGCCCCATTTACCTGTTCCCCACATTAATTAACTTCTTCGACAACTGTCTCTAGTCCAATAATCATGTTATTGCCGTCTCTCAAAACTCTTTTAGGGAGTGAGGCTGAAGCACTAGCCGCTATTGCCTCATTTAACTTTTCAGACAATTCTCCGATTGCCATTGCCTTTTCTGCTTCCATAGCGTTGTATTCTATCTTTGCTTCTTCTCCAGAAAGATTTCTCGACACCATCATTGCCGCCTGATCCATCGCTCCTTCAAGACTTATCTCTTCTTCTGGAGAAGCCTTTGCAATTATGGCTTTGGCAAGCTCCACTTGACGGTCTGCGTCTTTCTGCGCGGCCTCGTATTGAAGTTTCTCTTCTTGAACTTGACGGTCTGCGTCTTTTTGTATGGCTTCGTGTTTCTGTTTGTCATTTTGTACCATCATGTCGTATTCACGTTGAGCCTGTTTATCTTCTGGAGTAGGTGGTTCTTGTTGCGCTTCAGCTAATTTAATCTGCATTTCCAACTCTTTAAGCTCTATTTCTTTACCCTTCAGTTGAGCCTCGACTTGTTTTAATTGTGCCTCAGAAGACTTGTCGTTTTTAACTTGTTCAAGTTCCTGCGCTAGAGCTTGGCCTTGCTGTTGCATTTGTTGCATTTGCTGACGACCTTGATCTAGTTGCGCCTGTAGTGCCGCCGCCTCTGGATTTTCAGATTCGGAAATCTTTTCGTCTTCTAAAGACCTAATATTCTCAGGCAACATAGCCTTGAGCCTTTTAGCTATACGGTCTGCGCCTTGGAAGTCCATATGCTCAAGTAACGCATCGCCAACAACGCCAGCCGCCCCCGGCACTGCCCTCATTAGCTCAATTAGTGTCTCCCTTGTCTCTTCACGCTGAGTGGAGAACGATGGCCCTGTCTTAACGGTTACGTCATAGCGACCGACTGACAAGTTATAAAGTTTCTTGTCGCCTGTCATGCCTTCTTCAAGTGACCCTCCAGCCTCCTGCGTCAACTGCACAACTTTTTCAGTCTGATCTTCGCCAAGAACACGAATTGTCGAACGCTCAGAATAAACTGAAGGCAATATATCGACAAGTATCTTTCCTGCGTATTGTATGGCTCTGGAAAGGTTATCAATAAAATGAAAGTTAGAGACATCGCCTTGACGTTCTCTTGCAAGAATAGCTTTGCCACTCGTCTCGTTAGACCTCGCGCCTATAGACGAAGGGTAAATGCCTGTAATTGCTTGCATATCTTCGTTTGAGCTTAACGCTTCTTGCATTGCGCCAGCAGGAACACTGGCAAAGGCTTGCCGTTGCGGTGCGCCGCCACTCGCAGGATCAAACTCTAAATAGGCGTGAGATCGTGTGTTGGCACTTGCCCATTTAGCTTCGTGGCCTTTAGGTATAAATCCTTTTGGCCCGACCCACGGTGTCTTAGGTGCTAACGCAACTAATTCAGTCGTAGCTGAACGCCAGAAGTTAAACATGGCTTGAGAATCTTTGGCATCGCTAATTAAAGATTTGAAGTATCTTTTTCCGTCTTGATAATATTCGTCGCCCCAGACTGGACAAATAGGAATACACATACCGGGCCAAGTCTCTTCCTCAAGAACTTCTACGCCGTTAATGATGTAACGCATCACTTTAAAATGCTGGCCCTCTCTTTCGGCTAACATCTGTATGCCAGACGCTTGAATGAAAGCCTCCATCAAGCCAGCCTCGTTAGTGGTAGGAATTTCAACGCCTTGACTTTCAAAAAATGCCGCGCCCAACAATTTCATTTGATCTTCGGTAGCAGTCTGAATGTCGGCCTCACCCGTCTCAGGATTAGGCACAGAAAACTTAAAGAGTTTGCGCTTTGTCTCTATACGTTTAAAATATTCAGACACTCTTATTTGGTCATCATCGAGCCAGTTGCCAGTGTCGCCGCCAATGTCTGACGAGTCCCATGCTACCATAGAGGCTTTGGGATATAATTTCTTGTATTCTTCTTTGCTCAAGTGATCACTAATAAAAGCGTAACGCCAGTCACTAGCGTCAAACTCGGAAGACGAAGTGTCCCAATGCACCGACAAGGCGTTGGGTATGCGTTTAATTTGAGCCTGTAGGTCAAAACTGTCTTGGTGGGCGTAGTCTATGTCGATGCGGAAAAAGCCAAAGCCACCCGTCACCGCTTGGTCTACCGCCGTGCCGTAAGCCACTTGAGCGTTGCTGTTGCGCTCTACGCTACGAATAATGCCGTTAATGACTTCCGCCGTGTCAACGTCTGCCCCGTTGTCAACGGGAGACACCTCAATGGCTGGCTTGTTTTGCTTGCTTTCATTTACGACAGATCGAATCAAAGCTGGTAACTTGTTAATCGTTAATACGGGTCTGGCCTCTTGCTGTCGTTGCTTGCGTATCGACGCAGGCCATTGATCTGAGCCACGAGCAAAAGACGTATCTTCGGCGTAGCGTGTGCGATTAAAAGAACTCGCTTGTTCGCTGTCTTCAAACTCTTCTAGCGCGTCTTTAATTACAGTTTCCGTTGCTTTGTTCTTTTTAGCCATGTCTAGACTCCTAACTTCCTAACCACCCGCCCTCAGATACGATGTGATATTGTTCCGTGTTCTCGTTAATGTTAACAGGAAACGCAAACGTCAACGCCCACGCGTCTCCTTCGTCGGGTGATCGTATGCCTCGTTTCTTCATGTCTTCTTTCTTTTCTAATCGTAGTCGGGTAGCACTGTCGTAACTATACGATGGCCCCGTCAAATCTGCTTGCAAGGTGTCGGAGTCTGGCAGGTCTACCCCCGCGTCATCATCCAACCACTCCTTGCCCTCGCCCCACATCTCGGCGCGTTTGTTAAAATACTTGTCACCGTTCAAAGGTTTTTCTCCACCGTTCACGCCGATCACTTGATCCGTACCATAGCCTAATTCACGTAGCCGGTCTATAACCCCGGCTCCCAACCCGCCCACATCGACAAAAATCATTTCGGGTTTTTCTTCTTTTATAATCTTGACTATCTTTCCCGTCGTTTCCATCGTGTCAATCTTGGCATAACTCTCTATACCAAATACTTTACGTGTTTGTCTACGTACAAATGCAGTGCGGTCATCTCCGAACCTTGCCGGGTCTACCCCCACAATAAGCGGGCCATAGTTTGAAACGTCGTTTTTCCGAGCTTTCATTACTTTTTCAGGATTGATATAACGATCCTCACCACTGACCTGAAACGCCTCGGTAGAGTTGGCCGGGTACTCTTGCTTAAATAGCCATTCACTGCCTAGCTCCTCGATCTTACGCCGCCGCCATGCCAGTTGATCCTGTGTTACCCCGTACATATCTTTATAATCTTGCTCGGCGGCGTTTGGCACAAACTCAGAATCGTTTAACGTATATTCGTCTTGCCAGTACCACGGCACGAATATGGCCTGATACTCGCCCCGCCCTATCTCGGCCTCTTGCCATTTCTGGTGAAAGAAATTACCTAGACCGTTGGCGGTGCTTTCATGGATAATCTCAGTACCCGGCTCATTCGGTACCGACTGTATGACCCCGGCGGCATGGGTGTCAGCGTTAGGCCAAAAAGCCACCTCGGAACCGTGGAAGTATTGCACCGTACCCGAACGGCCCACGCCCTTAGTGCCTGCCGTCCCAACCCGGTAGCCGCTATCCAATGACGGGAAAGATAGTTCCTTGGCGTTAGCCGCGCCCGTAACCGGGGCCGCCGCGCAGTTGTCGTTATACCGTGCCACCATATCGAACAAGTTGTTAGTGGCCTCTTGTTCGTGTGTCAGGATGTAAGCCCTAGCTCCGGGCGTGTTAGTTACCTTCCAATAGTACCGGCCCTCGATTAACGTACTGCAACCTTGTTGCCGCCCTTTCAGGATTAACGCCCTAACCTTGCCGGTGGCCGCTTTCTGTTTTTCTAGTTGTTGATGTATATAAGTTTGCGCCTTGTTCAATGTGAGAGATTGCGGCGGGCCTATCTTGGGGCGAATGGTTAGGAAATGATGCGCGTAGAATGGAAAGTCTGTTAGCGCCCGTTGCGCCAGTTCTATCTCTGTATCTGATAGTTTAAGATTTGTTAGCGGCATTAAGTACCTCTACAAGTGACAATGATTTGACCTCGGTCTTGTCGATTAACAGGCCGTGCAGTTTGGCTTTACCGTTTGAGGCGGCCACCATTGCCGCGCCTTGCCCCTCGGCCTTGGCTAGTGCGCGGGCCTCTTCTAGTTCAATCGTTAAACTTTCAACCGTCACTGCGTGACGTTTCCGGTTTTCAGCCCGCAATTTGTCGATGGTTATTCTTATGTTATCCCTTGCACAAAGCTGACTAGCTTTGACTTTAATCGTAGCAAGCGAACCTTTTGTATTGTAAGATTGCCGATAAGCCTCACAAGCGTTGCCAGTTTCAACAAATAGCATTGCGAACTTTTCCATTTTGGGCGTTAAAGGTTTCATTCTGTTAAATTATACCAGCTAGAATGAAATTGCAATGTTTGAGCGTCAAACGCAGTCCAAAAGCTCAAAACTAAAACAATATCAAAAATAACGAATCACAAAAAAATTAGGCGGTTAGGAATTAGGAAAGCAAAATAAAAACTATTTTTGAGCGCCTTTTTTCTTTTCTCTCTTATATATAATAGTTTTTGTTTTCTCTTCCTAAACGACTAATTACCTAAATAGAGAGTAAAGAGAGTATAAAACAGCGGAAAACAGCCGTTTATAAATTAGTCGTTTAAAAGGTTAATAAAATCTTAATTTTCCTAAATCCTAAATAATCGCATTATTTTTCACTTTTTTGCATTATTTTGCATTTTGGGGGTTGTATCAGTGCATGATACGTAGTAATGTTTCCTTACGTTAAATTTTTGAAACTTAGACAGGAAACTTGAAATTATGAAAAAACAACC